GATAGATCCGCCTCAAAATAAATTAGGAAATTCAACGAGTCAGATGATAGGTGTGAACCCAATATTGGATTCTCAAATAACCCTAACGTCTTCAAATAATACATTCAGTGTATTACCGGTTCCAACTACGACGGGAGGAGCTTACACAGTTACGGGAATAAATAATGTAAATGTGACTTTAACTCCTGGAATTTATACCAAAACAATGTTATACCAGGCGATAAATACGGCTTTGAGTAATAATACAATATCAACCGGGTCCATAATACAATCTAAGTGGTCGACGGATTTACAGACGGAAACTACACAGATACGATTGAATATAAATAAAATATATAGAGCTCAAGATTATTCCATTAAATTTCACGATACTACATTATTTCTTTCATTAACAACGGATTTGAGTGGACTAAAAGTTCTAAAACCTTTACCTTGGGTATCAACGTTGGGTTGGCTTCTTGGTTTCCATTCTTATCAAATGTATTATTTACTGGATGATCCGGTAATAAATCCAAATGTAAAAAATTATATGACGTTTAATAATTATACGTATGATCCAGTAACTAAAATAGTTACATTAACGGGGGATGTTAAAGTGGACGTGGATACGGTGAAAAATTTATTTATAGTAATAGACGATCATGTACAAAATCAAATGAACGACGGATTGGTTACACTTGGACCAAAAAATACTAACACAAGTTTACCTGCATATTCTAGCAGTTCGTCCACGAGATGTGACCCAATAACAAATAAATTAATGGTAAATTTAGACAATTCATTGAATCCCGGAGCATTAATGACGGTAAATCAGTTATACGCAGCGCAAATACAAATACCGACCCAATCCGCTGTAGGTGAAAAAGCGGCATCGCCTATAACGGGTTCTTTTGCCGTTATTTCTTTAAAATATCCATTAGCAAGTTCATATACGGATAATGGCGGTACAAATATGCAACAAAATAGATTATATCCAGGAGTCGTGAATATAAATAGATTGACCATAAAAGTAGTGAATGATTATGGCAATTTGATGGATTTTAATGGCGACGATTGGACATTAACATTGACGTGTGACATAAAATATGATAAAAATCGCAGTTAAATATATAATATAGAATATATATGTATTCATTTTCGGTAAAGGTTCCAGCAAATAAAAAGAAAATGGAGTTAATTCACTCTAATGCGATAAATGGAGAAAGTGTGGCAAGTGTTGTATTGCCATTAGAACTATTGGAAGTTAAAGTAGATAATAATAAATCGAATATTACTCCTCCTTTTACACAATTACACGTTGAAAATGCACAATCGTCGTCACTTCGCTCACTCACAAATGCACGCAAAGTGGGTGCATTGGACGCGCAATATTGCAATAAAATGGGGCCAGCATTATTTACGCTTTGTTCTATGTCAAAAGATATAGAATATCCTACATCAAATTCAATACTTAAAAATGACGAAGGTAAAACAGAATCCAAAGTATTTACTTCCGAAGTGTACGAATCGTGTGTTTTGTCTTTTTCAATCGTAGAAATAATGGAAAATATTTCAGTTGGGTTGAACAATAGCGAAGAAAACTATTATGGAATACAATTTAAAAAAGGTAAATACAATATCATAACGCCGTCTAGTATACAATCTGACATATATTTTGATTACGAGATTGGTGATACTTTTAAAATAATACTTTTATTGAATGAAATAAATATATTCAAAAATGAGTGCAATATTTTCACAACTCCAAAAAAACAAAATGAAAATGATTCCTATCGGGCTTTATTTGCATTACATAATAAAGAGGATGAAATAAGAAACATACAATTTTATTATATACATCACACGATTCCTAGATTCGTAAAACAAGGTCCTACTATTGTATTGACGGGTAAAATATCAAAAGATATAAAATTGTTAGAAGATGATACGTTTTATTTATTGGAAGGCGTTTCATCAATCATATCCGGTATTAGTAAGGGTAAAAATGGACAACGTATAATAATAATAAATAATTCAGATAATATACAAATATTTTCAGATGATGACGCAACATCGTTGCCTGAAAATAGATTATATTTAGGTGTTAATAACGTAAAAATAAAAAATAAATCTTCGATACAATTTTTATATGTAAGCAATTTGGGTAAATGGGTTTTTATTTGATTTTTATTTGATAATAAAACTATATTATTTATTGGTTAAAATAAAATTATAAAAATATAATATATATATAATGCCGTCACTGCCAATGGAATCCAGAAGAAGTAGAAAACAAAGAGAAGTTGTATATCAAAATGGGATACAATCGAGTGTTTTAAAAGAAATATCGACGCCTCGACCCGATGGATCAATTCCTTTAATCTCGTTTTTAGAAAACGTAAACTATTCTATTATGGAGCTATATGATTTTAATACTAGAATATCTACTTTGGAGGAGAATGAAAAAAAGGTGGATATAGGAGCAACAATGGTGCAAAATAATAATATATGGAAAGAAGAGATTTCGGAGAGGATCGATATTATAGAAACAAATATGTCGAATGATTTACTTGGAATAAAAGAAGAGATTTCGGATAGGATGAATACAATTGAAACAAAAGCGTCGAAAGATGTACTTGAATTAAAAAAATTAGCATCAAAAAACAGATTTATAGAAATAATGAAAATGGAAAACGACATTTCGAATCAACATTTTGTCATACACGCGAAACTTGATGATTATGTAAGTGAACAATATAATAAAGTATTGAATTTAAAGAAACCGTCGATAAAATTGTTTGCCGATAATTTAAAAAAATTGGTCGAAACTAAAGTTATTTCTTTTGATGATCTATATGAAAAGATAAGAGTGGAATTGAAAAATAACGTAAAAGAAATATCAGGAAATATGAAGGTAGAGTATAATAAGTTAATTTCGCAATTAACGCAGTTAAGTAATGATATGAATAATGATATAATGGCAAAAAATGGCGACGAAAATTTAAGCATAGAAATAAAGATGAAAAAAGAGTCGTGTTTCAATAATATTTACATTGAGTTGAAAAATAAATACAAGGTTACACAAGTGTCGTTGCAAACATTATATATAAATATTCTTTCTGAAATTTCGAGTATATGTTCTTTCATTTTTAGTAAAATTGAGGCACTATTACAACACGGAGCCATGTCGGATGTGCAATTAATATTACATTTGGATGATTTTACTGATAATTTGATAAATACAATGGAAGATGATGTTGTCTTTGATTTGGATATTAAAATGAACAATTCAAATCGAGAAGAACATGAATTTGATCTATTCAAGCGGGCCAAACAAGAAAAACAAACAAAAGAGATCATGAATAAAACATTATAATATGTGTATTATTATATATGTCAATCGCTACATTGAAAAGAAAAACGAACGTACAGTACAATAATATGAGTGTTGATCAGAAGCAATTTTCATTGAATGGAGGATATAGAAATCAAGGATATGTAGGACAAAATTTGATTTCGAGATCTTTGCCGAAAACGCTGATGCGCGGAGATACGATGCGAGGTCACGGTGGATGCTGTGGAACCTATTTTACTAGAACGCCCATTCAATCCGCGGTTACAAGTACAGAGAATCCCAATGTTATAAAACATTCTGTTCTAGGAACCGAAGGCATGATACAAGAAAAATACCGATGGATTACGCGTCCTCAGCCATTTTCCACAGTAAAACCCGATGATACATTGAACATGAATACTCAGGGTCAATACATACGGGTGGTGGCAAATAGCACAATAGCCGCATTGAATAATTCAGAGTGTTCTATAAAAACTATTCCTAAGGCCGATGGATGCTGTTCGATACAAACAAAATATGGAATACAAAAAGTTCCAGGTATATCAACCACATTAGGTCGAACAATAGTAAATGGAACTATAACCAAGACTATACCTCAAAACGTACAATCGCAATCACAATATATTTTACAACTTGATGCCCCGTGTTCTGCAAATGATAAATTTTATATTCCTTTTAATACACAGGGCACGCCTTTTGGATGCGGACTATAATTTATATGTCTTTTAAAAAAACACATATAAAAATATATGTAAACCAAGATATAATGCAAGTGGCCAACATAGAAGCCGATTTATATGATTTCCATGAATTTCCGCATGGAGAAAAAATGGATATTCAGGTTCATACGGAATACGAGACACCGAATTCGTTTTCTATCATCGTAAGACGACTTGATAAGCCGGAAGGGTGGAAGAGCGATATAAAAGTACTAGTATACTATCGTCATAATCAAATATCTGAACAATATTCCATCGGTCCTTGTGATACCCCAGAAAAAAAGGTCCAAGTAAAAACGGAATTCCAGATTTTCCAAGACGACAAGCCGGCAAAATTATATCCGACGTATGAAATGATTAGACCGCCTGAACCCACTGCCATAAAACGCGAAGAATTCAACGCACTATTCAATACAGATATTGTGGTTTTACCCGAGCTACTCTATGCAGTCGGATTGAAAAACGGAAAAGTATATATGTATAGCGATTTTTATACGATGTATTTTGAGGTGATGCGCTCCATCAATCATATATTGACTACAATTCTTACATATCATGTATCGGATGATATTTATTTTATTGTTTGCTCGGGCGATGGTTATATGGAGGAACATTATATGTCAGAACGTACGGTTCCAAGAATGATTGGAGACGAAGAATATAAGGGGTTTCACACACCTATTGTCCAAGATCCAACCGAGTACCCCGTTTTACATAAAAATAAACATATTTTGTGCTATTCCGCGCTTCTTGGAACACCTTTTTTATTAGGTATACCTGATAGGCACGTTTTTTTGTGTAATTACTATCACGATGAAAGGTCCATCCATCGCGGAATTCCATTCAAGTCCAAGATGAATAAGATGATATTTGGAGGTAGATCGGATCGCGGAGATAAACACAATTTCACCGAACTCAGAGATATAAATATGAATCAGCGTCAGTATTTTCTGAGTGACGCCGTAGATAAAACGAATATAGTATGTTCAGAAGGGTGGGTTGATAAACACGAAATGATAAATTACAAGTATATTTTGGATATAGATGGCCGGGCTAGCACATGGGACGCCACGGCTTGGAAATTAAATTCCGGATCTGTAATATTCAAAGTCGAAAGTATCTGGCGTCAATGGTTTTACGATGATTATTTACCGTGGGTCCATTATGTACCGGTAAAAAACGATTTTAGTGACATACATGAAAAATGGAGATGGTGTGAAGAGAACCAAGATAAGTGTGAAGAAATATCAAAAAATGCGATGGATTTGTTTCAAAAAGTATACCGCTATCAAAATATCGTCGAACATACGATTGGTGTTTTGAAACAATTATCAACGGGGCGGTAGACACATACCCAACGCAGCAAGGGTGCGCTGAGTTTGGTTTTCTTCTCCATGAGAAACAGTATTAGTGTGATGGTAATATGTTTTTTCATCCTCTGGACCACTACGGTGGAGCTCTGGTACAAAGGAATCGGTTTCATTATTATGAATTTTTACCATGGTTTTCTTCCACTCCGTATCTATCTCTACAATATGCTTCCCTAGGATATTCGCAAGAGGACGCCAATAAGTGGCGGTTTCCAAGAGTTCTGGGGCAATATTCCACAGCCCACTTGCATATTCATCCAACTCTTGGATCAATTCTGCTTCATTTTCATTTTTTGGAATCACTTCGATCAATTGACGAATAACCACGAGAACGGATCTTGGCTTTTGGTCTGACATTTTTCATAAAGAATAACAGATGAGAAAAATACATTCAATTTTATACCGATAAAATTGAATATAAAATACATAGGAATAAATATCTGAATAAAATCATGACGACCATAGAAGAAGAAGAAGAAGAAGAGTATTTGAAAACTTTATCCGAAAAAGAGCGAAAATCATATGAAATAGCCAAAGATCATCTTGGATCTTCCTTCGATTTGGTAAAGAGTAATGGTTTCTTAAAATGGAAGAAAGAAAAGGAATCAACCAAGACTCTTTAGTTCTTTGAACTTTCTATAATCGAATACACCGCGCTGGGCGTTTTTCTCTCCTTGAAAAATAGACGAATACCCGGTTTCTATATTCGTTTTAGCAATCACCGATTCCTTCTTCAAAAAAGAAAAATTACATATTTTTCCAAGATGTACGAATTTATTTTTAGAGTATAGTTTTGCCGCCGATTCCGACCCTATGGGACCAGGATTCGTTTTCTTGGATTTTATGAATGGGCCTTCTAATTTCACCGTTTTTGAACCCGGTTTTTTATCTTGGTCCTCTTTTAGCTTAATAAGAGGCGACACAAAACCATTGGGATACAATTGTTCGTCAATGAAAAAGTCACGGCATCGAAATAAAATCGAATATTTGATAGCTGCCATATTCAAAATATCATATGTCATTTGCGTATCCGAATAATAAGCAAAACCCTCTTTATATGCGTCGTAAAACATGATTATATTACCTCGTGGAGTAAACTCGTACAAAATTCTACGCTTCCATCTTGGTTCCAAGATATTATCCGACGTGGAAATAATTTTATTATATTCTTCGCGCTTATAAAAAATAGGGTCTACGTTTTCGCTGCATTTTTTATCGTTTTCCGGTTCTTGGAACGATTTAAGAAACCACGTCTTATTTCGCTTCTTGTAATTTTCTTCTGGAGAAATTTCGGTTATATTTTTATTTTTAATTTTATTTTTATTCTTTATCCATATTGTAAAAATATAAGCAAAAGAAAAAAAAGACAGCGAATTCAATATCGGGTATAAATAAGTAATATCCATGTTTATATAACACCTTATACAATTTTATATTATTTTGCGTCTTCTTTGTTTTCACTATCTAATTTTACAATAAAATAACTCGATGGATATAAATTTTCAATTAAAAATGCGCTATTTAATCTATCATAATAATCACATTTTATTGCGTCAATATTATTTTTATAACATGATATATTGTATGTTTTGGATATATATTTTGATCTTTCGTGTCTAGAAACAAATTTATTTGTTATGAATTGCAGTCCTAAATAAGAGTAATGTCTAATAATGTAAACAGTAGAACTAAATTTTACATTTCCAATTGGTGTGCATTTATGACAACCCGAAATATAATTCATTTCTTTTATAGCCGGTCTAAAAAAACATACACATTTTGATTCACCGTGAAAAAATACCCCTCTATTTATTGATTCAATATCAAAATTACGCAAGTCTTTTGATTTAGCTTCACCAATCATTTCTAAACCTTGAGTTTGTAATATAGTTGTACCATTTAATTGTTCTTGAATAAGAGATTCTTCATTAATAGACAACCACTCATCCATATCAATCGATATTATCCAACCTGATTTTACTGACTTCCAACAATTGTTTGATATATCGGCTTTCATTAATACATTATTTTGATTATTTGAAGACCATGATATAACACGACAACCTAAACTTTTAGCTATTTCTACGGAATTATCTGTAGACTCATTATCATAAATGGTAATTATGCTATTTGGAAATATTTTTTTATAATATCCTATAGTAAAAGGTAATAATATTTGTTCATTGTGACATAATATAAATATATTTATATCTATATTCATAATTATGATAGATATATATTATGGTCTCATAGAAAATAAAATACATGTAACGAATATTGTATTTGAAAAATGTATAAATAATGGCATAATTTGCATTCCGGGGTCTTGCGACGAGAGAGATAAATTATTTAACGATCCGGCACCTTACAAAAATAAATATGTGTTTATCGTTACATCAAAAGAAAAGAAAAGTGAAGAGCAAATGATTCATACATTTTATAGAGATGTAACCGTGTACTATGATTTAATAACAGGAAAGATATACACTGATAATATACCCAATGATATTAGAAATAGAATTTCAAAATATAATTTACACGTAACCAATAAACCAGAAGAGGAATATTTGAAAATAGAGAGACGCAATAATATATCAAATGCGATATTAGCCCCTACAAATACCTCTTTAATTGTAGATCATGAAGTTAAATTGAGTCTTTGTGCTAAATTGCAAGATATTCATAACAAATTAAAACTGAGTTTTGGTATGTTTTATGAAAACATGTCGATGCAATTGCTCATTTTGAAATATATCAACAGTTCAAAAAAAGTTTTGGAAATAGGCGGCAATATTGGTAGATGTAGTTTATTAATTGCAGATATTTTGAATGCAAAATCGAATACCGATTTCGTATCACTCGAGTCCAACCATGATTATGCAAAACAACTGATTCATAATAAAGAGAAAAATAATTTAAAATTTCACATTGAAAACTCAGCATTATCATCTAACAAAATGATACAATTCGAAGATAAGATGTCAAGGTCAGACGTTTTGGTAGATGGGTTTTTTCAAGTGAACACTTTGTTATGGAGCGAATTAAATGAAAAGTATAAAATAGACTTTGATACATTAATTGTTGATTGTAATGATGCATTTTATAACATATTACTTGATTTCCCCGAAATGTTGAAAAAAATAACTCTCATCATTATGAAAAACGAATACTATGACGTGTTTAAAAAAATAACTGTAGAAAATATTCTCATAGATAAAAATTTTGAATTGGAATATAGCGAAACAGGAGGAAATTGTCCTTGTTATTATAGCTACTATGAGGTATGGAAACCAATATATGACTAGCGCCCGTCGACTTCTTTTCTTCGTTCTTCAAACAATTCGTTCATCTCTTTTTCAAGAATAGGAACCTCAATGCGATCATATGTCTTATACTGATTGTCGGGATGTAGACACACCAAATAGAGCGCGGTAATCTTCTTCCCGTATTTCTCCTCCAAGATTTTCTTGTAAGTATTCAATTGCAGCGAATAATGCCAGAAATTCGTATCAGGCAAGTGAGATATGGACGGCGTTAAAGCCGATTTTCCGAATCCGTTCTCATAAGTAATCTCTTTACATCGTTTCCAGTCGTAAATTTGTAGTGTTCCATCGGGATTCTCGAAAATCATATCAATCGATCCGGAAAGCTTGAGTTCCTCGTAATATACCATCCACTCGGTCCTATATGGTTTCAATTCAGGAAAATCACGAACAAATCTCTGAAACCATTGATATTCAACACTATCATTTTTTACATCAACTCCATTAAAATAACACTCAATATCGTAGTGCATATTCGTACCTGCGCCAGACGCTGAATCGCGATTCTTATCCCAATCCGACAAGATCTGTTCTCTCGTCATTCCGTAATACTTATACGTAGGATCGGATCTCTTTTTGTTCTTCAATATTCCGTCTACGATGGCATCGGCGTCGAATTTCGGAAAGTGGTGATGGTTCCATGTAGTAACAGACGTGTAACCCTTCTTTCCGTGGACGGTATAGATATGCGGACCTTCGTCGAACTCGATGAATTGATCGCGTGGGTGAGCATTGAGCTTTGCAAGGAAATCAGGAACAGGTCTGAACATGATGTAATTGTGAAATAAAAAATACAGAATAAATGGTTTCAATTTTGTTAAACGCGACAGTCACATTTTAACCTTTAATGATTAAAATGTTCAAGGAACAAATTCGAACGCAGAAACCGAAGATATATCTTTTGCCACTGTCGAAAATAGCCACTTTCTCAATTCGCATCGTTTCCTATCTTCGAATCCGTTAATTTTTGCCATATATTCGACGTTTTTGTCTTTTTCCAATTCGCTAGCTTGAATTCGGGTCATATTTTCATGTTGCCATTTAACAAACTTTTGTAGAAATGTGTGGATAATTCGATCTATCCATTGATCAAACTGTTCGCATGATAAAATGATCCAATCTGTCTTATCAGACGCCGGATCCGAGCTATTCATGATATAAATAGTGTTTTGTTTTTGCAGGAACGCGCGAATGGGAGGATTTTCAGAAGATTCGATATATTCTTGGATGCATTTTTTCAAACCCGTAACTAAATCTTCTTGAAATACGACATTTAGATGATCTTGGTTCAATCGAATCGACTTGGACCATTGTGTAAAATTGCGTGAAGGTATATAATTTTCCCCACTATTCAACCAATCTTTTATCAACCTTCTCTTTTTAACAATAGACGATCCTTTGATTAGCTCCATGTCTTTTTTCAAACTAACCACCTGAGAAGCCAAGTATTGAATAAGTTTATACTGATCTTGCGCTGAAGGTATATACTCGAAAGCATCAATTTCTCGGTCTTTTTCTTTCTTGGACCTAAATAAGAATTCGCATGTGATGGTATGCTGGTCATACGTATCTTTGAATCGAAAATGTCGATTGCAAAACCGACAACAAGAAGATGTGTTTGTTTCCATTTTTTTAACATGGATAATTAATACATTACAGTATTCAATTTTTATTATCGCTAATAATATATCTGAAATGAGTAAATATCTCGATAATAAAGAACTATTTATGGAACCGAATGTAACGCAGCACGGAAGTCATATGGTTATGACGAATGTATACAAACCAACTAAGAAGAAATATACGAATATCGACTCTCGATTTCGTGATGATTACGAGTTTTCAAATACTGCGAATTACATCGTATCTTTACCGGAGAGAATCAACGATGTCAGGTCTATCTCTGTGAAGAATATCGAACTACCCAAAACTTTTTATAATATATCGAATAGTCTTGGAAATAATGCCTTTCGATTAATCATGTTGAATTCGAATAAAACCATTGTTTTACCGGACGGTCAATATGACGAAATGATGCTTACCACAGCATTAAACGATATTTTCCAGGCTCTGGGCGACCCCTATAATGGTATTCAGTTTTCAATTGTGAATAAGTTTTCTACGTTCACGGTTACGAATGGACATAGCGCGGTGATAGATTTTTCAATAAATAGTAGCGGTGAATCAAATACAGATATAATTCGATTCAAATTGGGATGGCTTCTTGGATTTATTTATCCGATTTATATTTTATCTCCCGCGGTTCCAAGTATTACTGGACCTTCTTTTGTAGATCTGAATGGTCCTCGGTATTTATATTTGATAGCTGACGAATATTCGGGTAAAGGAAATCAGCAATCTATGACATGTCTTTTGAAAAACTCGTCTCTGAGTAAAAATATCTTGGCTCGAATTGCAATGGACAATGATAAATATCCATTTGGCACGATACTCGTTGCGAGATCTTCAAATGGACTGTTGCTGAGCGATACGCGGGACTATAACGGAAAAATCGATATTCAAAGATTTAATATTCAACTAGTAAATGAAATCGGAAATCTTATTAATTTAAATGGACAGGATTTTTCCTTTGCTGTGGAAATTGTTTACGAATGAGATAAAATTGAATACAATTGAAATATAAAGTGATTTTTATATTTCAATAGAATGAACTTATCCGTGGAACAAGAATACGCATTTGAGCGCTTTAAGAAGGGTGAAAATTTATTCATTACTGGACCAGGAGGAACAGGAAAGACGAAACTGATTGATACTCTTGTAAAATATTGCACGGCAAACGGAAAGCACGTCCAAGTTTGCGCAATGACTGGATGCGCTGCGTTATTACTACAATGTGGCGCGCAGACGCTCCATTCATGGAGTGGAATTAAGTTGGCTAAAGGCGATAATTCGAAAACCGTTTCCGCTGTGACAAAGAATAAACGACTCAGATCAAAGTGGAGAAAGGTCCAAGTTTTAATTGTAGACGAAATCAGTATGATGTCACTCAAAATATTCAATCTCATTGAGGAAATAGGTCGGGCTTGTAGACTATCAGATCTTCCATTTGGCGGAATTCAAGTGGTATTTACGGGAGATTTCTATCAACTTCCACCCGTAGGAACATATGAAGATCCAACGACGGATATGTTTTGTTTCGAATCTGCAAAATGGAACCAAGTATTTTCAACCCAGAATCAGATTCAGCTGAAAACCATCTTTCGCCAAACGGATCCCAAGTATAAAGAGATTCTTTTACAAATCAGAAATGCAACTTTGACAGAGGCAAATATCAAGGTGCTCCAAGATCAAGTGAAAAGGGAGATTGATCCGGCAAAATATAATGGATGCATGCCCACTAAGCTTTTCCCGACCCGGGTAAAAACCGATTTCTTGAATAATACCATGTTCGCAAAACTCCCGGATCCGGAAGTCGTTTTCATTTGTGAAAAGAAAACTGGGTGTAAGACGATTTTAGAGACGGGAAAGATAATATCTTCCGATAAATTGGAGGTAGGTTCCAGACTAACCGCACAAGAAATTGAATACGAACTACAAAACCTATTATCCACTTCGTCATATCAAGACACCCTGGCTCTAAAAAAAGGTGCAGTGGTAATGTGTACCACAAATCTGGATATGGAAAATGGAATTTGCAATGGATCACAGGGAATAATCACGAATATTATAAATACTTCTACCGGACCATTACCAGAGGTGAGATTTTCGAATGGTTTTACGAGGGTTATTCCTGTAAAATATAGACAGTCCGACGAATATCCAACTTTAGCTATTGGACAAATACCGTTATGTTTGGCTTGGGCACTAACGATTCATAAAATCCAAGGGGCAACGTTAAAAATGGCCGAAATCGACGTGGGAAATACCATCTTCGAGTACGGCCAAACTTATGTGGCGCTTTCTAGAGTAGAGAGTTTGGATGGTCTATATCTGAGCGCATTTCATTCTCATCGAATCAAAGCGAATCCGAGAGTGATCGCATTTTATCAAAGTTTTAAAGAAACAGATTATGCGATAGAATTAGCGAAGATAAAGCCGTCGGTTGGCAACCTAGTCGAGATTGGAAATGAAACGGGACTAGAAAGGTTCGAATACAAAGAGGAAGGTAAGGTAGATCCGACGGTAAAAAAAATCAAGCTATAGTCTATATGAATATTGTATACCATATTATAACGTCTTTTTTACAAGAAGAAAAAATTAGGACTATCTTATTGATCATCATTTCTATTATTATTAATTTAATACAGACAAAAGGATTATCTTCGATAATTGCCAATATAATTGAATCGATACACGATGCAAATAAAAGAACAACTTATACATTTTTCTGTTATTTTGTAGCATTATCGAGTGCATTTTTGATTCTGAATTATTTTTATGGTAATTTACAAATTGAAATTATGACCAAGATGAGGCAATGGATTCGCCAAGAATTATTCGGCGCTTTCTTAAAAACGAACAACGAAAATTTGAGTAATATAAATTTCGTATCTCTGAACACTCCTATGAACAGAACAAGCACGGTTTATTTTACCATTTTTAATTCTTTCATTTCAACTATATTGCCTATTTCCGTATTTTTAATTGTAACATTTTCTTTCTTTATTTATCAATTTCCTGTATTTGGTATATGTTTTACTTTGGCCAATATTATAATTTATATATATTTGGCAATGTATTGGAAAGAATTGATAAAAAAGAACAATGAATATGAAACTGAAGTTATTGCTACAGAAACACACATGTTGGAATTATTGAATAATACAGATAAGATTATTCATCGTGGAGAAACGCAAAACGAAATGAATAAATTTAAAGACCAAACAAATATAACGGTCGATAAATCAATCGCCTTTTATAAATTAACCAATAAACATACTATTATTGCAAAAACCATTGCCTACGTAATTGTATTTTTATCTTTATGGTTTTTAATTTCTCAATTCTATAAAAAAAACATCGACGCGGTCGCATTTATTACTTTTATTAGTATTCTTATTTTGTATCGTGATAGAATGAACAGTCTTGTTGACCAATTTGATGATTTTTTGGAATCCATGGGTCGTTCAGAAGTTCTTTTCAAATATTTCAAAAATATCGAAGATAATTACGAATCGACGTTGCATAAATCCTACCAGCCAATAGAATTGAATTTTGAGAAAATATCGTTTGAAAACGTATACTTTAAATACGAATCTGCCTCTGATGAAAATTATATTTTCAAAAACGTAAATGTAACTCTGAATACGACTGGACATAAAATAATAGGCATTCACGGGAACTCCGGAAAGGGTAAATCTACGTTTGTTAAATTAGTCATGAAATTATACACTTTGACAGAGGGTAAGATTTATATTGACGATGCAGATATTAGTCAAATAGACGCCGATTATATACGTAAAAATATCATCTATGTAAATCAAAGTGGTAAACTATTCGACAAAGAAGTGATTCAAAATATGTTGTACGGGTGCGATGATGATATAGAATTATGCAAAGAACGATTGAATGAAATCATGAAATACGATAAAATTCGGAATTTATATGGTAATTTGGACATGGAAACCACCAAATGTGGCTCTCTTGGAGAAAATTTGTCCGGCGGCCAGCGTCAAATAGCGAATGTGATTAGTGGGTTGATACATCCAGCCAAGATTTTAATCTTGGACGAGCCCACTAATGCATTAGATCCCGATTTAAAACAAGAATTGCTTGGCATCATAAAAGAGTTCAAGAAATATAAAGAGTGTATTATTATTATTACGCACGATTCCGCGGTGCATCCAATATTCGACGAAGTTTTGGATTTATAATACGATCCTTTGCTCATTTACTCATTTACTCATTTACTCCTTTTTGGTATGTTTTATTTGAAAAATTGATAAAAAGAAGGATCAAAAATGCGACGTAAATATTAAAAAAGACAATAATAGAGTAATTGAACGAAGATTCGACCGGCGGATAATACATCACGGGCGATACTACATTTGCAGCTATAAGTTGAAGTATTTGAAGTTTCGTAATATATTTTTTATACCTTTGAATAAATTCGAGTTTAAGAATGGAAATTGCGTAATATGAATACATTATTGTATGAATAAGCGAATTCACCCAACTTGCCATCCAAATACAGTCAACTTTATAAAAATAACATAGGTGCCAACATAGAACTGCACCACAATGATGATATTTTTGTAAGAACCCGGGGGTTTTATTTTTGAGAAGTATCAAATAAGTATCGACGTACTCGTAATATTTTGATATATAGAAATAAAATATGATATTATTGAAGCGCGAATCAGAGAAATAGTACTCGGGTTCAAATACAATGCCTTTTTCTATTAATATCGACGATATGGTAATGAATGTATAACCGCTGAATAAAATGAGCAATGTATTATGAATAAGGGCAATATAGTTTAATAGAATTGGAGAAATATTGAAATAAAATCGACTCATATTCAAATAGAATACCGTTCCTACGAACGGAAAAATGAGATGATGCATGTAGATTCACATAAAAATAAAGGAAATTATTTTTATGTTATTTTATAACAAATAAATGATCATATGGTGACCTATGGAAGAGACAAAATGTATTATGGAGTTACATAAATCAGCCATTATTTTATTTTCATCATAGCAAAATTGCGCGGTTAAATATCCGTAGTAATACAAGACGATCACCGAGATAAACGTGGATATAATACACAAACCGTAACATATGGATATATTATTACGTTTTGAAATCAGATGATTCGCGCCAAGAATAACCACAGATAAAATCGCTAATTTATCTAGAATAACGGTTTCGAAACTATGATAAATACCGTGAACGACAATAGATGTTACGGCCAATGTATAAAATGCGATAGAATAGGTATATTGTTGTTTCAATACCGCAAAAAGTGAGTTTGTTAAGAATAAAAACGAGCTATAAAAACAGGTAGTTGTCATATATAAAATATATTTGTTTAATATATGAATTGTAAATTTATTATTTTATTACTATTAATATTAATATTTCTAACGGTTTTAACAAAATACAATGGTAGAATAGAAAGTTTTGAACAAAAACCACACTATGATTGCATAATATCCATCAATGTGCATGAAAAATTCGACTTTTTATTGAAACAGATCGAAAATATACAAGAAAATGTTTTTTGTAACTACGCGATTATTCTGAATTGCAACGATTATATGTTTGAAGAATGTAATAAAAGAGTAAAAGACTTACCAGATAATGTCTATATACACGATATAATATTAAATAAAAGGACATATCATGGATCTATTGCGGAGGGTATTTATAATAACATGGTTTATGCTTTGAATAAATTTAATTTCGACTTTTTTATAGTAGCATCTTCTAGAAATATGTTTACGAATGAACTAAAATTAGAAGATTTGAAATATTTGGTAAATAAAGGTGAACAGCATATAGAAGACGATAAACCATGGGAAGAAAAAAAGAATACATGGCATTGGCCAAAATTGATTAATACATTATTAGTGAAGCATTATATCTATTCTAATAGAGAAATGTATGTATCACCACACGAAGGGGTGGTATACACCAAAAATGGATGTAGAAAAATAATAAAATTTTTAAATGAAAACGAAGAAATAAAAAAAGATTTATTTCAATTTGATTCTGTCATTGAAGAATTTGCGTTTCAGACAATTTCTATGAATAGTGGGGAGAACTTTTATTATATTGGAAATGGTTGTTGCACGGAAGGAAAAATAGGAAAAAATGATCCCGATAATGGAATATTCAAATTTATGTATAAAGTAAACAGAGAATAATTATAATAAAATCTAGTCTAAATATAACTATGGTTGCGGGAAGTATTTTACCGGTTGCTTATTACAAAAATAAACTTTATTTTTTATTTGGCAAAGAGAATCCGATGGAAGATAGTTCCAAGGGATTTTCCGATTTTGGTGGTGGTGTAGAAAACGGAGAAACACCATTTGAGACGGCGATGCGCGAAGGCGGAGAAGAACTTAGTGGATTCTTAGGCGATGGGTCTGATGTACGTAAAATGATAAAGAGAAATGGAGGGGTTCATAAATTAGTGCATAACACATACCATGTTCATATGTTTTATATGGACTATGATCCAAAACTGATCTCTTATTATAATGCAAATCATGCGTTTTTATGGGAAAGAATGGATAAAAAGATGTTGAACGACTCGAAGCTATTCGAAAAAATAGAGATTGCTTGGTTTACACCCAATGATATGGTTAAACGTAGATCCGAATTCCGTGAATTTTATAGAGAAATCGTGGATAAAATCTTGGACGACCTTCCCAAAATAACCAAATTCATTCGTTCGAAAGCATCGAAGCGTAAAACGAAAAAAGTCTATGTTTAGTGTATATGCCTTATATTTCTCAAGGTTCCGTTCGGGAAGTGGTAATTCAAAATGGTAGGGTAATACGCGATTTGGAGGCAGATTCATTTTCCCAAAAAGATAAAAAGCATACTGATTTTTTAATAAAGGGACACGATAATAATACGCCATTTATAATAACAAATATGAAGAATTTGGCAAAAGGTACAATGCGTCGCTTCCGCAGTCCGACGCCATATTACCCAAGGAGAAAAACGGGTAAAAGGAAACGGGGTAAAAATAAAACAGGCAAAAAGATTAAATTGGCATCGAAACGATAATTTTATTCGTATTTGTAGAAATGATATGAATAAAATAATGTATTATCATATATTCGATTAGTAATGATAGAGGAAGATATAGATTTAGATGTATCAAAATATAGTATCGCCGATATTGAATATTTTTTAGGATTGGATACGAAAGCTCATTATTCCGAAACTGACATATCCGATAAAGTAGCAGAAATACGCGATCAATTGTTGAATGGCGGGAATTTCAATTCGCAATTTAAACGCAATTTTATAGAGTTTATTTCCACCGCACAAAAGAGATTGATAGATGTAAAAATACGTCCGAATAAACCTAATCCAACCACGATTTCCAAGAACCCTCTTTCTGAAATCGATCAATTATTCACTGATCCATTTTCGTCTAGAGAAAACGAGATTATTTTGAGACCGGAAACACAATTTGTAAATTCTCAACCAAGCGAGTATTATCCTGGACAATTGAACCCTTTAAATAATCGTGTCATAATAAAGTGCTTAACTATTGATTCCAGATTCCGAGATAATGTACCTACCACGAAAAGCTCGGATTTTATTGTACAATTACCACTGAAACTGTCCAAGGTAGTATCTATGCAGCTCTCTTCTATAGAATTTCCAATTTCTTTTTATGGTATTTCGGCGAGTTATGGTAATAATTTTTTGAATATTTCGTTGGATTATATAGTTCCACCTGATACAACGAGTATAATTACAGAAAATCGCATATATACCATACCGGATGGAAATTATAGTTCGACGGATCTTATAAATACTTTGAATAATTTACTACAATCCAATGATGATCCAAATGATATGTTTAAAAACATAGGATTTTCGTTGAATTTGAATGCGAATGGGTCTGGAACGGGTAAAGTAACGGTTGAAATAATTTCGAATATAGAAAATATTCGTAATCTCAGATTATCCTTTTCAACCGATTCAGACGGCGATGCGAATGTAACTACTCCTCTGACCTCACGATTCGGGTCAAACTTGGGGTTCATTAATTCCAACTATACCGGATCTTTATCATATACCTCTGAATCGGTTATTGAACCCTTTGGTATTCGATATTTTTATTTGGTCATTGACGATTATAATAATAGCGTGAATAATCATTTTGTTACTGCGTTCAACCGGTCCATACTAAATCCAAATACTTTAGCCAGAATAGCAGTACGTGGTAGTTATTTCAGCGTTTTGACGACGAATGATCTGAAGGTAGTAACGGAACCGCGTGAATATTTTGGACCAGTGGATATTCAGAGATTACACGTTCGAATATTCGACGAATATGGGCGTTTACTAGATATGAATAATACGAATTTTTCGTTTTGTCTCACCTTCAAATTGTTATATAATCTTTAATATATAATGCCTTATTCTTGCCGCAAAATGCCAAATAAAAGATGCTATAAAGTGTACAATAAAAAGACGAAAAAGGTATTCGCAAAATGTACAAGCAAGAAAAATGCCGAGAAACAGATGCGGCTGCTACGTGCGATTGAAAACAATAAGAATTTTAGACCGAATGGTCGAACTCGTAAAAGCCGGTCCTAGATTCATTTATTTCTATTTATACTATAAATGAGTTTAAGATCAGCGTGGAGAACCGTAACCGGAAGAAAAACACGTAGATATAATCAATTATCCGATATTGATCAATCCATTTCCAACTTGGATCCCGACGATATTAGTAAACAAATATTGAAGGATCCCGGGTTGACGCCGAGGCGCGGACAAAAATTAAATGTTTTACTTAAAATAAGAGACGAAGCAAAAAAACAGGGTAAAAAGGGAATACATTTGAAAAAAGAACTGGATAGTCTAGCAAGAAAACAAATGGAGGCGAAAAGAGAAGAGGACGCGGAGGTAAATAGAATGATGGAGCAAATAAATGATAAACTAGAATCAGATAGATTGGCCGAATTAAGCGTATTATTACCAAAAGTTCCAAGACATAAAATTGTACAAACGAAATCGGCATCCAAATCTAGACCAGCTGGCGGTAAAAGAAAAACGCACAAGAAATCGAGAAAAAATAAACGTCGTTAAATTGAATGTGAATGAATTAATATAAAATATTGTTTTATATTACATTGAAATGAATATTATTTTACCTATTGGAGGGAAAGGTGAACGATTTTTTAACGAAGGATACACAAAACCAAAACCGCTTATTCCCGTTTTATCAAAAACCATGATTGAAACAGTTTTAGATAATCTTACTTTTGCAACGGAGGATCATGTATTCATAATTTATCAAAAAGATTTGGACGCATTTGGGTTCTGTGGATTAATCGAGTCAAAATACCCCTTTATTCATCTTATAAAGATAGACCATTATACAAAAGGCGCAGTAGAAACCTTAGCCATAGGAATCCAAGAAATCATAAAGTCTCACAATCATCATAAAAAAACAATTTTACTTGATTGTGATACGTTTTATACCGAAGATGTATGTTCTATTTTTAGAGAAGCTCAAGATAATACGGTATTTTACACCAAAAATACGAATCCGAATCCCATTTATTCATACATTGAACTGGACCAAGACGACTTGATTCAAAATATAGCAGAAAAGCGCAAAATATCTGATAATGCAAATTCAGGAGCGTATGCGTTTGTCGATATTTATCAGTTGCACGAGTTGTGTAATTATGTTTTGGATAATAATATTACCTTTAACAATGAACCCTATACATCTTGCGTCATCGGTGTATTCTTGGACAAAGATTTCAAGTTCAAAGGCCATGAGCTAGAATCGTCAAAGGTCTTTTCTTTGGGAACTCCAAGAGAGTTGACAAATTATATAGAAAAAACGTATGCTTTTCTATTCGATTTGGACGGCACTTTGGTAATAAGCGATGAAATTTATTTGGATGTATGGAAGAATATAGTAAAAGAATACAATATTGAAATGACAATGGATATATTCAAAAAATATATACAAGGAAACTCGGACAAGTATGTCATAAATACGTTATTATCCAATACAAATGTTAATCTTAATGAACTATCCCGGTTGAAAGATGAGGGGTTCATAGAAAATATATCAAAGATCCAAATAATCAATGGAGCCATCGATATTTTAAAACAAATAAAGGCAAAAGGTCATAAATGTTGTATTGTGACGAACTGTAATACGCAAGTTGCCGAAAAGATTGTCGGATATATTGGTATAACCAGATTTATTGATTTTATAATCAGCGCCGATGATTGTGTAAACGGGAAACCGAGCCCAGAGCCATATCAGAAGGCCATTGAACGATATAATATACCAAATAATAAATGTATAATTTTTGAAGATTCCAAGACGGGATTGTTGAGCGGGAAATCAGTGCATCCCAAGCACTTGATTGGCATAGAAACACTGTACGATAAAAAAGAAATGAAGCAATATGGAGTAGATTTTTCAATAAAGGATTACCATGATTTTATCTTGGACCAAGTAACCGAGAAAAAGGAAAATCTTGGACAAAACATAGAAGAGTTGATAAAAAATAATATGAATATTGACGAACTAATTATTGATAATACCAAATACAAGGGTGGGTTTATTGCAGATGTTATTGGGTTCAAAGTGGTAAAAGACGGGGAATCTGCAGATTACGTGGTAAAGTTCGAAAATGAGAATTCCAACTCTTTATCCGATATGGCGAATCGGTTACAATTATACCAGCGTGAGTATTATTTATACGAAAACTTGGCAAATGTGCTTCCCTTAAAGATTCCCAAATATATTTCTGTTTTGAAGGATGAAAACGGGAAAAAGATGGGAATTGTCTTGGAAAACATGCTTATGCGTGATGGATTCAAATTGAATCTGAATCTGAACACTGAAAATATTGATGTCCCGCTCAAAATCATCGACGCAATTGCCAGAATGCACGCCAAATTTTGGGATAAAAATCTAAAAGCGAAATATCCCAATCTAAAAACAAATGATGATCCTATATTTTGCCCGTTTTTACAAGAGTTTATTGATGAGCGCATGGAAATCTTTCGACAAAAATGGAAAAACACCCTCTCTTACCAAGATATGGCCATATACGAAACAATGAAATCACGGTTTTCAGATGTCCAGCTTGGATTATCAAGAAATAATACGACTCTTTTACACGGGGATATTAAATCACCAAATATTTTCTATGACCGAAAGAATAGTGATGAACCATATTTCTTGGACTGGCAACACTGTGGAATAGGCAAGGGTGTCCAAGATTTGGCGTTTTTTATAATCGAAAGTTTCGATATACTACACATGGAACTACTATTCCCGATATTCAAGAATTATTACTATAAAAAGTTGACGGAGTACGGAGTGTTGAATTATTCATTTGACCAATATACACAAGATTTGAAAGATGCGATTTGCTATGTACCTTTTTTTACTGCGGTATGGTTTGGTTCAACGCCAAACGACGAACTTATTGATAAAAATTTCCCGTATTTTTTCATTAAAAAGCATTTGTCTGTGTTTCATATAATAAACAACACGTAAAACACATAAACGTAGTAATTCATGTTTATTAACTATAAACATGCATAAAATGAGTAAAGAACAAGCGTCCATCTTGGAATATATTATTACGGGAGTAAACGTAATTGTGGATGCATGCGCGGGCTCTGGGAAATCGACGACGATTTTATCTATTGCGAAAGAATTACCAGACATGAAAATTCGTCAATTTACATATAATTCCATGTTACGGCACGAAATCAAAGAAAAAACTCGCGAATTAGGTCTTTCGAATATAGAGATTCATACGTATCACAGTTTTTCAGTAAAATATTACGCATCTGATGCGCATACAGATACGGGAATTCGAAATATAATTGGTAAGGATACAAAACCAAGACAGTTATTACCCGAAATTGATCTCTTGGTGATAGACGAAAGTCAAGATATGACTTTTTTGTATTTCCAATTGGTCGTAAAAATGATACGAGATTCGGGGAAAAAAGTACAATTATTGATTCTTGGAGATTATATGCAAGGACTCTATGAATTCAAAGGTGCGGATATACGTTTTTTAACACACGCCGAACTCTTTTGGAAAGAACTGCCTCTTTTGAAAAACAACGCTTTCCAAAAATGTACTCTTAAAATGTCGTATCGTATAACAAACCAAATGGTCAAATTCATTAATCGAGACATGCTTGGAGAAAATCGTTTGAATTCTTGTAGAGACGGAACACCAGTGATATATATAAGAAGACCAAGACATCAAATAGAGCAAATTGTGGTGTACCAAATTCGTAGATTATTGAGCGAGGGCGAATTGCCGAGTGATTTTTTTATTCTTGGATCTTCAGTCAAAGGAGTCAATAGTAATATCCGTCGGATGGAGAATGCGCTCACCGAACATGGTATTCCGTGTCACGTTCCTATGTTTGAAACCGATGCGTCAGATGAGCGCGTGATTGACGGCAAGGTCGTTTTTTCCACGTTTCATTCAGTAAAAGGTAGGCAACGAAAATACGTATTTATTGTGGGCTTTGACCAAGGATACTTTTATAATGCGCGTAATGTGGACCAAACAATATGCCCAAATACACTATATGTTGGTACAACGAGAGCCACGCATGGTCTATATCTCTTGGAAAATGATAGTTCGCGACCACTATCTTTTTTAAAACGGAATCATCATGAGATGAAACAGTCGGATTATATCGATTTTAAGGGAATGCCGCAGACAATCTTTCATAATTGGGAAAAGGAGGAATTAAAAAACGAGATCCAGACCTATTTCGTGACGGTCACGGACTTGATCAAATTCGTATCGGAAGACGTCTTGGAAGAAATATCACCCATTATAGACCGTATTTTTATCACGGAAACCCCGGTAGATAAAGAATCGGAAATAGATATTCCCAAGATTGTGGAAGTAAGGGATGGATTGTTTGAGGATGTAAGCGATTTGACTGGAATTGCCATACCGAGCATGTATTACGATGAGATCCAAGGTGATAAAAGGGGGGCAACTGTTTTAAAAGAGATGATCCAACAAACGCTGAAAGAAGTAAAACCGGGTAGACATTCGTTTTTGAAAAAGGCGGTAGAATCCATACCCGATATATGCGAAACCCCCGCGGATTATCTCTATTTGGCCAATGTTTACGTGGCTGTCCAAGAAAAATTATATTTCAAATTGAAGCAAATTCAGCGACATAATTATACCTGGCTATCCCACGAAATGGTGGATCGATGTATATCGGTAATTAAAAAGTCGATTGATCATTCTTTGGAAAAAGAAATTGAGAAACAGATTATCCACCATTCCCAAGATTTGGAACATAATAACCTAGATTCTGCGCTTTTTCCGTATTTTGGAAACGAATCCAAGTTTCGTTTTAGTGCAAGAGTGGATCTTTTGACGGAATCGACCTTGTGGGAACTCAAATGTACGAGCCAACTGACAATGGATTATAAAATGCAACTAGTAATTTATGCTTGGTTATGGCGTGTTTTATTTGAATCGGACAACGAGGTTCAAAGAAAACAGTTTAGAATACTGAATATACGGACGGGAGAGATGTTAAAATTGGAATCCGGGATGGAAGATTTGACCAAGATTGTGACGTGTTTGTTGCGAAATAAATATGAAAAACCTATAAAATTGACAGACACGGAATTTATTCAGAAATGCGGTGAATATATAGTGGCAGACACGATATTCACTGGGCTATAGAATGTCGTTTACACGCTTCTTGGCCGTCGACTGGCGCATTTTGGCACGTCTTTCCGTTTTTTAGAGACTTGCCGCAAATATATACACAAGATTGTCCAACGCGTTTCTTGTTTTGCATCCAAGCTCGGCTGGCTTCGTCGAAATCGATTTTGAATTCTCGTGATTGACTACGTGTTTGCATGTGATATAATATCAACGAATGTTATTATATCATTTTGTATTTTTAATATGAAACAAATTACTATATTTGCGCTTTATCATGCTCTCAAGAACATCCGCCCGTACAATATTATCGCGTTTCAATAATTCTACCGCTTCCAAAATGAAATCTTTCGAATTTTCTATAATAAACTTGGCCTCGTCATACGCAGAATGAATAAGTTTGGCAACTTCATCGTCAATGATAGTTTTATATTTTTCACTATTGTGTGGATAAATAATATTTTTTCCCATTCCATAGTATAATACCATTTTTTCGGCCAATTTCAAGGCTTCTTCGAAATCGTTGATCGCACCCGTAGTAATAGATACGTTATAAAAAACTTCTTCGGCAATTCTACCGCCTAATAATATGGTAAGATGTTCGAATAATGATTCTCTTTTGTAAAGAGGCGTAGATTGTGGTTCAAATACAGTATATGCTGGACTCTTGGGCGCGGATAAATTAATAACAACTTTGGTCATTTTCGAGTGATGCTTGGATAAAAGTCCAAGAACTGCGTGTCCCATTTCATGAATCGCGATTTGATCAATCATGTCGTTCGTGAACTCATGTTGAATAGGCTGCCATCCAACCATCATTTTATTCATAATGAGTTCAATATCGTCGGATGAAATGATTTCGCGTCCATAACGCAAAGCATTGATCATGGCTTCGTTCATAATATTCTCGATTTGTGCTCCGGATAATCCAGCGGTCATATCCACGAGATCAGAAAGCGAGATTTTGGCGCAATACGGCTTTCCTTTTGTATGAATACGTAAGATGGCTTCTCGGGTTTTTGCATCAGGATGTCCAATATATATTCTTTTATCTATTCTACCGGGTCTAAGCAATGCGGGATCCAAGAGGTCAGCGCGGTTTGTAGCACCAATAACAAAAACTCCAGTGTTATTCTTGAATCCGTCCATGGCGACCAAGAGCTCGTTCAGAGTATTATCGCGTTCGGCGCCGGAAGACTCGCCGCCTTCAGATCGGGTTCTACCAAGAGCGTCAATTTCATCAATAAAAATAATAATAGGAGTGTTCTCTTTTGCCAAAGTGAATAACTCGCGAACGCGCGAGGATCCGACACCGACATATTTCTCTTGAAACTGGGAACCAGATACGGAGATAAATGGGATTTGCGCTTCGCCAGCCAAAGCCTTTGCCATCATCGTTTTACCGTTCCCTGGTGGACCTTCAAATATAATTCCTCTTGGAATACGGACATTGAATTTGGTATATTTGGTGTAATTGGATAAAATATCCACGCACTGTGCGAGCTCTTCTTTCACATTATCATATCCACCGACATCTTTGAATGTATAAGGAAATTGAGTAACGATTTCGAAATTTTCGGATTTCTTACCTCTTCTTTTTTTGAAATTCTCAAACGTATCTTCGTCGTCATCCTCCGCGTCATTTTGTGGACTGAATAAATTACCAAATGCATTATTCAGATCTTCACCGGTCATTCCTTTGGGACCAATAATAATGCGAAATTTTCCAGGGCGATTTCCATTATGCGTAAATGTTTCATTTAACGATTCCATAAACTCATCACCGCTGAGAATTTCATTATCACGTATAGTATAATTTTTAGAATTCAATCGCTTCAAATAATTCTCATAATGGTTGGTAGAAAGAGGGTATTTCTTGCCTTCTTCCAAGGCACGTCTTGGAACAAGGAAAAACTTATTAACCAAGGGAGAAAAGAAGGAATTTACAGGCAAAAGAAAAAGCACATAATAAAGGATATGCATTTATTATATGTATGAAATTCTATTTATATGATATTATCGACGTTTTAATAATGAAACTTTGGACCAAGGATTAAAAGAAAATGCGTATTTTTCACGAACCCGCTGACACCACTCAACATCTTCACCCTGGCAATGTAAAAGACTCTCACAAAGTCTGTATTCTTGCATGACGGATCGTTTTGCAACCCAATATGCTCCGGATAAATAGATATATTTTTGTAGATTACACGTATCCGCATCGTAGTCCAAAAGCGTACCACGATTCGGATTATATACAACTGGGTCAATAGGAATGTGCCTGTTATAATCCATGATCCATTCATCCCATGCACCGACGATCGGGTGAGGTCTTGCGCCATTGTTTAATATTAAACCTTGCATAAAGTGTTCGTTAATATTCCAGTCGCGAAATCGGTTTCCGTTCATATCATGTATCACGTTGGACAGAACATCAAATTTTGATCCAAATTTCAAAAATCCGTCGTACCATCCATCGCAAAACCCTACATAATCGTGTAAAAATACAATGTTTTCATATTTGGCGTTTTCGGTAATCAGGTTTTTTTTCTTGGAAATCCATCCCGGATATATAGATTCGTCAAAAGGTATTATTTTAACGTGCTCGCTCATATTCTCAGGAGGCTTAATTGTACCAATAATGAGAATTTCATATCTTGGAATATTCTGTTTTTCGATGGATTGTACAATGGATTCAATAAAATGATTTGTTTGTGGGCATGTGATTATACCAAAAGTGAAATCCATGGATTATAGTATATCTGGTAATATATTTTCCACGCTTTCCAACGCGCCTTCGACCCATCCTTGGTTCAAACTAATCATTTCTCCGACTATAAATACATTATTTGTAGGTCTTTGTGCGTTTTTTATGAACTCTACGCGATCTTGGTCATTTCCGTTCAAAGGAGCATAATAATGAGTTCCGATTGGCCAAAAGAAATCTTTCATATCCAACAAAGTTAGACATCCCGTTTCCAAGTCAAATGCGATTTCCAAGAGTCTACATAAGACGTTGCGGTTTTTCTCAGTATTTTCCGAGTATTTATCCAATATCTTGGAATCTTTATTATCTGTGTAAGCAATCATATAGACACCTTTATCGGGATTCATCGGAATTATTTTATGTAGAGGACCGGGGACTACTGTGGTCATCGGACATACACGTTTCATAATTGGAATAGACGCCTTGGAAAATTGTCCGTATACACGCAGAAAAGGCTGACCGTGTATTTGCTGATAAGGACTTTGTTTTGAATTCGCGCCGGGTACTAATCGAAGAACACTATCAATGGTAGTGGCTAAAATAATTGTCTTAGAATCGAAAGATTTACCGTTTTCACAAACAACTCGACACAAATCCTCAATCTTGGAAACTTTATGGGATAAGAGGATGTTTCTTTTGCCAATCTTGTCTACCATTTTTTTAATCAGTTCCGTCCAAGAAACACCGATGGCGTTCCAATTGGCATAATTATCATCAAATCCATAATGATAAAGAGTGCCGTATGCATCTTCGTTTTCATAATCCGAATATCCGGAACAAATAACGAAATTGGTATATTCTTCTTGTCCAAGAATGTTCGTTGCAAATTCTTTAAAAGTCATGGATCCGTGAATCTTGGCAACATATCTCTTACGTAGTTCCATAATATCCTTTTTCAGTTTACATACTGGATTTATTGTAGTAGAATAATTAGGTTTCACCGGAAATTCGGGAGAAGAAAGTCCAAGATCGCGCAATAAAGCAATAAGGCGTTTATCTTTTTCTTTACGACCGACTCCAGCTCCGCTAAGTATATTAACACCGTGGAAAGGTATGCCCCCAGCCCTTCCGCCAAGATGCGATTCCGCTTCCAATATCAAAATCTTGGTTTCTGGGTGTTTTTTTAGAACTCGATAAGCGCAATATAACCCCGCAATTCCTCCTCCGATAATAATTATATCAAACATAATAGAATATAAGGATATAATTATGATTTTGTATTATTGTTTTAATGATTACAGGAGAAAAACTGCAGCAAGCAGCGGATCTTTATTTGGGATTCGACGAAGATTTCAATTATAACCCAGTTATTCGAAACCAACCAGAAAAATGGTTTCGAATAGATTTCATCAAGGAAGAATTATTTGACAATCCCAAGATATTGTTTTGTTATACGCACAGACTTTCGGATTTTGTAAAAATACTCCCTTTTTTGAAAAATAGGTTCGTCTTAATTACACATAATTCGGATGATAATATTGTAGAAGGTTCGCCTGTATATGAAACCGTATTATCGTCGGGTTTACTGATCCGATGGTTCGCTCAAAACGTATGTATGTATCATGAAAAACTAGAAATTTTACCCATCGGAGTCGCAAATGCACAATGGAACCATGGAATCAATTCCTTTCTTGAAGACAATATTGTGACCGAAAAAACCGAAAAAATATATTTCAACTTTAGTTTACATACCAATTATTCAAAACGCAAGGCTTGTTATGATGCGTACATTGACAAAATACCGTTTTTACAAAATGTTGAACCGCGAGACTACCATTCCGCCTTGGCAAAATACGAATTTTGTATATGTCCGGAAGGAAATGGTGCGGACACGCATCGATTATGGGAGTGTTTTTATTTGAATACCATACCTATTGTTCTCAAAAACGAATTTATCGATTCTATTCGGAAAAAAACGAATTTACCTATGGTGATATTGAACTCATGGGATGAATTAGACGTTGAAAAGCTGAATTATAACGATCATCGGGTAGATAAAACCTTCTTGAATGTAAATTATTATATAAATCAGATTTTATCAAACGCGAATGATATGTCAATTGTATTGAGTTTTATCGGTGTCTTACCTTCATACATAGTTGAAAACGTTCGACAATCGCGCAGTTTTTTTGACGGAAAAATTTATTTAATAACGGATGACCTCAATTCGCCATTTATAGAGACAATTTTGCCGTATAATATAGAGATTGTTGATTATGAATTAGTAAAAGATGCAGAATTTGACATAGTATATTGGCATAATACACACAAATTCGAATTTCTTCCTCAATTAAAGGATCGGGCGTTTTTATTCATGCGCGCATTTGAAAGAATCTTTCTACTCAGAAATCTAATGTCTCTAAAAAACATACAAAACACCTTTTTTATGGAACTCGATAATCTCATTTACGATGATCCAAGAAACTGGGTGTCGGAATTTTGCAAACACGATTTGTGCTATATGTATGACGCCGATACTAGGTGCTCTTCTGGTGTTATGTTTTCTAAAAACGCAGACATAATGTATAATTTTTTGAAATCTTTACTGAGGTCTATCAATATGTCACATAGAGACCCCGACGAAATGACAGCTTTATTTCAATATGTAGAGTCAAATCCCCAAGAAAACGTTTTTATATTACCTACGTTTTGGAGCGGCGAATCAAAGTCCCAAATTATCAAAAATACAGAAATGCCGCCTCCTTTTACATCAGATAAAATCGAATATTCTTACGTGAATTACAACAAATTCGGCGACTCCATCTTTGATAGCGCGGGAATTGGCGTTTTTTTATTCGGAAATGATAATGTACATACAAACGATTCTATAACAACCGGACAAAAAAACAGGTGGTCAGCGGTTGATTATACAAACCTCAAATTTGACTGGAAAATCGACGACAAAAATAGAAGAATACCGTATATATGGAATGGTGAATCTTGGACGCGCGTCAATAATCTACATATACATTCCAAGAATTTGCCACCCGCCATGTCAGAACCTCTCACTTAGAATGTTTCGTGTCAATGACGATTTTATTATCTGGAGTCGAAGCATTTTTCTTCTGTTTCTTGGAACATCCGCGCTTGTGTGCGGCCAGACTCTGTTTACTGCCCGCGGTAAATACATTACATAGATCACACACAAAACTGTGGCTCTTGACGTAGGCGTATTTCGGTTCCAAGTATTTATCAAGAGCGGGTAATCGTAAGTCCTCAATCTGTGTAATCATTTTCTTCTGAAAATCTTTGAGAAAAGTGATCATCGTTTCCTTTTTCGCAATGAATTCTTGGTATTCTGTGTTAATATCGTCCAAGATCTCCTTGGAAATCGTATTATTCTCCTCATCTATATTCAAATCTTGGATTTTAACATAGAGAGAATCAATAATGTCTACCGCCATCTTTATTTTATCGGTCGAATACTCACAATTCTGAATATAGACCAAGATATTACCCTTGTGAATATCGATTTGAAAATTATGTTTGAAGGTAATACCCGAATTTTGCGAAATAAAGATGCCATTCACGTCTTGGGAATCTACGTCGCGAATAAATTTGGCAATTTCGTCCTTGGGAATATTGTAATCATATTCTTTATTCTCAAATAGAATAGAAGGTCTATCAATTCTCTTCACTATAAAATCGCCAGATGCTTTTTGACCGCTTGTATTCATAACTTCAGCGTTCGGAAACATAGAAGTCAAAGTAGAACCAAGCTGGTTTTCACCAAACTTACCCTTATTGCTGGATCCCTTGTATTTTCCAAGAAACTCGCTTAGTTCATCGAAGACCTTGTTTTGATGAAGAACAGATTGTGTAGAAGATTCCTTGAGAGTATCAATATTTTTACTGATACGTTCTTCGCTTGCCGTGAAAAAAGAGTAAAGTGGTTGTTGAATAGACTGTAGCATGGTATTATATTTTGCTTCAAAGGTATTTGCGAATTCTTGTAATCCATTCTCATTATTCATCGACTTTGCTAGCTTGGTATTATCTTCTACAATAACTGCGCGAAATTGCTTGAAAACGTCTTGCATCTGTTTATTAATCTGATCTTGGTTTTTTGGAATAATATCCTGCAAAAGAAGAGATGTCTTATCAATGAGATGATTACTATTCTTATCCATGATAGAGGTAAGCTTCTCGTTTGTAGTTAGAGATGAATTATTCACGGTCTGTCTGACATCATCTATGTAGTCCTTTTTCAGATTAACAAACTGTATCATCATATTATTTGCAATATCAGAATTCATCTTGGAAATATTATCATTGACTTGCTGCAAATTAGATTTGATCTTATCGATTTCGCTCTTACTATCTGTGATATAGGATAATAGCTGCGCGTTTATATTTACTTTATTATCCTTGGTCATATGATTGAATATGCTCTCCATAAAATCGATAAGAAGAAGATTCGCATTCTCAATATTGATAGTCGTGTTTTTCTTATAGAATGCAGCTACGCGTTTATTTTTGATAGTTATTTCTGACTCGTTGTCCAAGCTAGACATATTAATATAAATACTCGTTTTTCTTCTTTATATGGTTTTTAAGTTTTTTAAGTTTTTGAAATTCTTACTCAGTTTCTTAATAAAGTGAGTAAAAACTTACTCACTTCTTACTCACTTTGTTCAAAAA